CTTTTAATGATTCGGCTGCCAAATCTCTTTGTGCATTAGCGGCATCATCTGCTGAAACTCCCATTGACATAAAGGCGGCATTTACTTTACCTGCCTGCTCAGCTCCATACCCAAAAGCAATTCCTATATCTGATACATCTCCTGCTTGTTTACCAGTTAACATTCCTAATGCACCAAACTCTTTTACAGATTCTTTTTGTACTGCTAGAATATCTTTTTGTAATGATAATTGGTTGCTTCCTGATGCTACTTGTTTATTTGCTTCTTTAACTAATAATTTTGATTGTGAATAAGTTAAACCTGTATTTGTTGCTAGCTCTTTGGCTTGTTTTGATACTTGTTTAAATACCATTACTAATCCAACTACTGCTGCAGCAATTAATGTAATTGGACCTAGTGCAGTATATAATGCTGTTCCAAATACTCTAGCTCCTGCTGCTGCTCCTTTCAAGCCTCCTCCCATGGTTGCATTCATTAATACTGCTTGCCCTATTGCTGCAGTGAACTGCTCTTTAAGTTTATCAAGACCAAACATTTTTACTATCATACCTCCACCTGGCAATGCATTTACAAATCCTAATAGACTATCCACACCTGTTGATAATGCATCATTTACACTTTCTAAGGCTTTGGATGAACCTTGTTGTACTTTTAAAGCTTCTCTGCTGGACTTAAGAGATGCTATTCGCTTTTTCATTGCTGTAGCAAGTACTTTATTTCCACTATTTTGCATTGACACTAGTTCTGATTCAGCGTCGACTATAGCTTTTTGTATATCCTCTACCTTACCAGCTGATTTAAAAATATTTTTATAGTTGTCAGCAATCAATTGTTGGTACTTATTTGCATCTTTTGATGCGTCCGCAAACCCTGTAGCATACTCCATGTTTGCTTTAGCCGCGGCTCTTATTTTCTCTTGCTTATTAAATTGAGCTTCTAAATTCTTTAATGTTTTGCCTGTAGCAGTTTCAGATTCTCTTAATATTCGAACCTGTTCTTGGTTTGCCTTGTTAATACTTTCCTGTAAAGAAAGATATTTAGCTGCCTTTTTTGGATCTTGATCTGCCACTATTTATCTCCTAATTAGAGGTTAAATCCGTATTCATCATCCATTTCTTTTGCTAATCGTTTTACTTCGTTTGCATGATAATTCATACCTTCGATTGCAGCTTTCATTTCTGGATCTTTATTCATTTTTTTGAGAGCTCTTTTTACTTTACCTTTCATTAAAAATTTAACGATAGCAAATGCAAGACCCTCTGATAAGTTAAGTTGTCTTTTAAGATCTTCTTCAAGTTTGTTTTTATACATAGTTAATATCCTCTTTTTAATAAATATCGATATTGCTATGTTTTATATGAATTATATGCCTCTTGCAGGCCTAGATGATTTTGATCTAGAAGATGCTTGTTTCATTGCCTTTTCATGTTCTGTTTTTTGGTCTTTAAACATTTTAGACATCTTTCTTAGATAAAACCCACGTAGATATACAGGCATATGATATACATCTTGATATGTGAATCCTCCTTGGCTATGATATACCAAGTCAAATATTTGTTCTTGTTTGTTTAGCTTATAAGCCGGAGTCAGGCCAAAAAAAGTCCAATCCGATGGCAACCGTAGTACGAAAGTTGTCTCCGGCGTCTCCATCCGGGACTTGTATTTCCAAGCTTGTTTCAGGTGTTATTGATATTAAAAATTGACGAATGGCTCTAGAATCAATCGCTAATAATCTAGTATCTACAAATTTTCTAATTTTTCCATTATCCGTTTCACCATCAATGTCTGTAATTACATATTTCATCATTGTGGAAACTGGAGCATCTTTTTTTAATTTAGCTAACCCCTTTAACTCTGAATCTATTTTAGATTGATCTCGTTGGGTTAGTAATTTTACTTTGATAGGAATTTTAGTAGCAGGTAAATTTAAAGTAAATTCATTTATACCTTTATCTAATAAAGACCAATCAATTTCTTTTTCTGGCAATTGAGTTAAATCAACAACATGTTCAACTTCATTACCTGTATTAGGATTAATTGCTTTAATTGGATAATCTTTACCATATCCTAATATTCTAGCAGCAATCATAATAGCGTTCTTATCACATAATAAGAGGTCGTTATATTCAACTGGGGTAACTATTAAGGCCTTAAATAACTTATCCAACACTACGCCATTTTTAATAAACGATTGGTTGGTAAGAATATCTTCTTCCTTTGCTGTCATATATTTCATTTCAATAGTACCTTTTGATAAAGGATGGCCTTTACCATATAATTTACCTTTACTTGGTAATTCTATAATTTCTGTCGGGAAATCGAATACTAATGTTTGATCAGCTGCATCTGTATTATATTGTGCAGTTGCAATTTCTTTTAGTTGTTTATCTGTCATTACCGGTGTTTTTCCCGGATAATCATCATTAACTTTTTGTGCCATTGTTTTCTCCTAATAACTTATTACTTTTATATAAATATGCCTTAACAGTAAAAAATCCCACCGTAAGGTAGGATTCTTTAATGCTATTGAAATATCAATTAGAATTGTAACACTGCATAATCATATTTTAGAGTCAATTCAATTTGCAATGGGTCTTCTGTTGCCCAATCCATGTCTCCAAATGTTGCAGATGAAATAAATGCTCCATTTAATGTCCATTCTTCAACTTTATCACCAACCGGTCCTAAAGTATTGAAAGTTACATTCTTTTTATAAAAGTCACTATATCCATCTCTACCTGTTACTGATTCATGATGTAATCTAATCCATTCCATCACTGCTTGTGCTCCTGATGGAACTACCGGGTCATATAATGTTACTGTTACATCTTGCCATCTAGACTTACCTTTCAACTTTCTTTCAACGTTGATGTGGTCTAATATAACTTCACCTTGATCAATTGATGGTCTACTAGCTGCTTTAATAAGGTAACTAGGTATTCCTTCAAGATACATGATGAACCTGTTGGCCATCTTCGGCTCATAAGCCGTATAAAATATTTCGGTTGGGTCAAGTAATTCTGCCATCTTTTTATTCCTCTTTAATATAAATATACACTATCCTAAATTTTATTCAGGAAATGCTGCTCCTGTTGGTAAAATATTGAAATCAATTACAATAAACTCAGCTGCCTTAGCAGGTTGAAGGAATATTTGTCCAACCATTGTATTTCTATCAATTACGTCTGGAGTATTATTAGTTTCGTCCATAACAACTTTGAATGCATATAATCCTTGTCTTTGTTGTACATTTTCAAAATAAGGATTAACAATGCTTAAGAATCTGTTTCTAGTTGCTGCTGTATTATTTTCAAATACTAAGAACTTAGTTGTTGAAGCAATAAATTTCTTAGCTGCAATTAACAATCTTCTTACATTAACTCTATCCAATGCAGATGATTTCTTTTGTAATGTCTTCTGACCAAATACTGTTACACCGGCATTTGGAAAAGTTGCAATTGGATTAACATTACTTTCATATAATGAATCTCTATTTGCATGAGTTAATTTTCTTTCTGTCTGAACTGCAATATCAATTCCTCCTCTATTAAGACCGGCTGGTGCAAACCATGGTGCAGCAACTCTATCATTAAAGGCATATACACTAGGTATAACTGTTGATGCAGGAACCCAAACATTTCTTCCTAAATCTGTATCTGGAATTTTTACCCATGGCCAATACATTGCAGCATAATTACTATCTCTAGCATCACCTTTTGCAATTGCTGTACTTAATCCTCCAGCATATAATATTGGATCAATTATAGAAAAACAATCACTTCTATCTTCACACATTTGAACTAATTCACCTATTGTTGTTCCATGCTTATCATCTACTAGACCAGGAACTGTAATTAAATTAATATCATATTCATCTTGATTTTTCAATAATTTAATTGCATCTGAATAAGCTGTTCCACCTTTTGAAGCTGTATCAGGATCATATCCTTGTACATTTGTGTCTTCTATTGTTTCATAGAATTTTTGTGGATGTTCAACATTACCATCACTACCACCTGTAAATGAACCAGATCCTACTAATGGCAAATATGTTGTTAAAGTTGCATCTCTAATATCACCATTTGAGTCTAAATAATTATATGTATTCATTGCAACTGATACTCTTACATATTTAGATCTATTTGCAAATGATCCAGATAATTGAAGGAATGGATCTGATGTACCACTATCTCTCAATGTCTGTACTTGATCACCAATTCTTCTTGCAATATAATCAGTTGAATTAGGATCTAATGATAAATTATTATATTGTTCTAATATTGTTTTTCTTTTACTAGTATCATCACCTCTTCTTATAACTAAGTTAAAAGTACCTTTTGCATCATTCTTTGAAGTTACTTCCCATCTTACATTATTATCAGTACCGTTAGATAATACATTATTAGTACCTTCTGTACCACCACCACTATTCATGCCGGCTCCATCTGCTAATGTCGTTAATGTAAATACTGTTTCTGCAGTAGTAGTATTAGTACCACCAGCCATTATAAATCCGGTATTACCACTTGTAGCTCCAAAACTATCTCTATCTGCTGCTGATGCAGTTGCAAATGTTACACCATTTGGTGATGTTCCTGCTGCTGACCCAGATAAAATTATTTTACCACCATCATTTGTAGCTGCAATTCCTGTTAATACACTATTAGAAGTTATTTCAGTTGCTAAATTGCCGGCCATTGCTGTTGCACTTGCTCCGTGCGCAAAGAAGTTT